AATGCATTCCGGCAGCAGTTCTGCTATTTTCTCGCAAACATATGGTAATACTTGTTGGAGATTTAATGCCCAAATCATTGCAAGCATCAGCAATGCATGGGTAAAATTTATTAGTTTCTAAACAAACTACAGAGTGAGCATTTGGATTTGTGTCACCATAATATAGCGAGTTTACTTTTTGAATATTGCGTAGATGTTCTTTCTGTTCATCGGACCAATAATGTTGATAATTTGGATTTTTTGTTCCCTGAACGAGGTTTGATATTTTTTTACGGAAAGATTCATTCTTATACGGGCCATCAGGATCATTTCGCAATTTTAGCTGTCTCTGCCGAAATTCAGGATCTTTCCATCGTTCTTTAGAATTTTTCCTGTGTAGTTCTTTACATTCTTGTGTCAGTTTTGTTCCGCGTGAACCACCGCCGCCTTGAGCAATATTTGCAAGGACAATACCTTTAGATTTGTAGGCTTCTATAGTCTCTCGCTCTAAGCGGTAGGCATCTTCCTCTTCAAGACTTGAATATATAATTCTTGATTTGCAAGCAGTCGAATTATAAATATCCAAAAAATTTTTGTTCCTATTTCTTGTTTGTAAATATCTACGCCCGCGACCTTTCCCAACATAGAAGATTTCATTAGTATCTGTTTTATACCATTCGTAAACATAATAATCGTCCAATTTTTTCACCTCCTGACTTTTTATAATGACGTGATTATATAGGTTAATCGGGTAATGAATTTGTTTCGATAATACGAGTTTTTGAAAGAAAACGCTCAGGATAAAGAGGGATTGGAGACTTAAAGCGGTCAACTTTGCTGAACCCACAAAGAGTGTTTGTAAAATAACCGACAGCAGAACCACGCCCCGTGTTGGTAATAATGCCACCGTACTGAATGCCACGTTTGACAATTTCGTAATCCATCAAAGGATAATCGACCATGCCGGTGTCTTTGTAGGTATAAACCTCCATTTTGACACCATCGTAGTATCTCTGATAATCCTCTGGCGGGACATGCTTCATATACTCTTTGAACTTTTGACTGATGAGACGATTATAGATTTTGAATTTTTCTTCCAGCGTCTTATCAGGATAAATAGAAGGCAGCTTACGGTTAGTTTCAAAAACCTCACTCTTATAATCTTCAAAATCGCAAATCAGGTCTGTATTTCGCATTGCTTTTTCGACTTCATCTGCGAGGATAACACCCTGTTCCGCAAAGCGCTGACGAATAGTGTCATCGTCTGGGTAATCCATATACCAGCCATCTTCGTCATCATAATGTGTGCCGCTGGCAGCAAGAAGCTCATCACGTTCAACAGCTTGCTCGGGATATATGTAGTGACTGTCAAGACCAACGATCATCTGAATACCGTACTTTTTGGAAAGCTCCAGAATACGAGCGTTCAGTTGCTTTTGCTTATCGGTATTATGTGCCTGGATTTCAAGCATGAAGTTGTCTTTGAAATAGTCATGCAGCTTGCAGATCAGTTGCTCGACGTACTCTGGTTCATAATGCCAGAAAGCAACACAGGCAGAGGTGACAAATACATCGTCAGGAGGCAGTGAGAACAGAAGTTCTTCATCCAGACGCGGGCGGTAGTAATAGCCATCCTCGTTTGCGGTGGACAGAACTTCATTGATCCATTCGCGGCCGTTCTCGTTTTTGGCAAGCAGGACGATGTGGCAGTTTGTGCGGTCTTTCTCATGTCGGTCTTTGACCCAGTATGCTTCTGTGCCGAAGATGAATTTGAGACCATACTTGATAGCGATTTCTCGGCATTCATGATATTTACCTTGCCAACCATGTTCCAAAGAACAGAGGATTTTGTGACCAAGTTCAACGGCGCGTTTGGCATACTGTTCGTAGGTGGCAGGGGAGTCCGGTGTATAGATGTTGGAACAGCAGGTGTGCTTATGGTAGTTTTGAATAAAAT